GGCGCAGCAGGTTTTGGCGCCTCACTTGTCTGAGGTGCTACTGGCGCAGCTGTTACTGACGCTTGTGCCTTAACTGGCTCTGCTGGAGCCACTTCCACCTTATTTTCTTCTACAGTTTCTGCCATTGAAAAGAAATATCCCTGAAAACAAGTAAATCCGATTTTGCGTAATATTTCGTATTGGCATTGATTTTCTACACCTTCTACAATTGTGAATTTATCTAGTGCTTGCGTTAGTTGATACATAGCAGTGACAAGGGCAACATCTTGCTGCGTTTTCGTGATATCATCAACGAACATTTTATCTATTTTAATTTCAGTTACTGGTAGAAATTTTAATCTGCCAAATGAGCTGTATCCGGTGCCAAAATCATCAATTGAGATATTAAAGCCTTCAGCAGCTAGATGATATATCTTAGCGATATCTGCATCGTCAATCATTGAAGATTCCGTGAGCTCAAGTGTTATTTGCTTGGGGTGAATTTCTGCTTCTGTTATAATTTGATGGACGGTATTGCAGAAATTAGCATCCCGTAATTCTTCACCAGCAACATTAACCGACGCTGTAAACGTATTAGTTACTAATCCTTCATCTACCCATTTTCTCAATTGGTGCGCAACTTTCTTTAAAATCCAATAACCGAGCTCATTTATTTGGGAAGTTTTAATTGCTACATCAATAAATGATTCAATATGGCATATATTCGTGTCGGGTTTTATTAGTGCTTCTACCCCAGTAATTTCAAAATAGTCTCCTATTAGACAATACTGTGGCTGATAGTGTATATTAAGAGAATTATTCTTTAAAGATTCAGCAATATATTGTGCAATTTCGTCATTCATATTAGTATTTATCCGGATATCATCGCTATTTATCCGAAATATGCTAAGTCATTGATTAATTCATTTGCAAATAACCGCAATTAGAGGTTGACCTTTGGCGCTATATGTCATATAATGTATATAACAGTTAGATAACGAGCAAAGGATTAAAGAACATGATACACGAAATTCTCGAAGCAAAAGCAGCAGAAAAAGCGTTTGTAAATGCTCAAATAGCTGATGAACAGAAGTTGATGCTGGACATTGCTAAGGTAATGACGCCAATATTATTCGTGTTAATTTTTGCGATTTCGTTGATATAGAGGTTGACCTTTGGCGCTACTTGTTATATAATGTATGTAACAGTTAGATAAAGAGGAAAGGATTATGTCATACGTAATATATAACAAAGAAACAACAAAAACGTTGTTAGCACGAGCACCACATGTCGGTTGCTACGTGGAATCTTATTTAACAAACAGCGCGGCAAAAGCAGCTCTTACACGCTTAGATAAGAAAGGCAAATTAGGTGTTTATCAAAAAGAAATCGACACTGATGTGACTGTTGCAGTCGCACATGTTAAAGAAGATTTTGCGATCGCGGAAATTACCAAATTCCGCACTAGTATTGAGAAAATGGTAACACGCAGAAATGCGATGACCGGGCAGGAATTTCAAGAATCAATTAACGCCCGGTTTTCATCTTCGCCATCTTCAGAAAACTACTGGTCTACATAACCCAAAATTATATAGGATAGAATTATGAATGATATAAGTTTCGTTTGTAAGTTAGGTCGCAATATTATTATGAATGAACGTGAGAATTTGCAAGATAAGCTATTTAATTTACAATGTCAAGAAATGCAGAAAACTCAAGTCTTGCAAACAGCTAACGGAGTTTCACAATGTCAGGCGTAAATAAACAAAAAAAGAAAAATACAAAGACTTTGTTCCATCGGCAATCCGGTAAATGTTTTTATTGTGACACACCGACGTATCTCTTTCATACCCAGTCAGACTGTTACCGACGCGATCATCCAACCACGCTTGCGACCTTCGACCACATCAAAGTCAAATCAAAATTCGGATCTTGCGCATTAGCTAACGGAGTATGTGCTTGTCAGTTGTGCAACTCAATGCGCGGTAATCTAGACCAGAAAATATTCATCAATAACTTTGCTTATATCCAAGCAGAATGGCAAAATAATAATCGACATATTACCGTGTCAAACGGCGTAGTAAATTGTTTATCACTGAAGCTGCGACGAAAGGCAAACCGTCAGCGTAAAAAAGAAAAGCAAAACCAAAGAATTGCAAGACAACATGCAAGGCATAACGCTGGATTTCTTACTAAATTTTATAAGAAATTCGGCAAAATTGCGAAAGACTTATTTACTAAATCCGTGTATAATACACGTACAAACTAAGAGAATATTATGATTGAACTAACTTTTATCGTTACTACGTCCGTCCTTATCATGGCAGCACTGCAGATTATTAGCGCAGCCCTTGGAAACTCAGTAAAAATGCCGAGTCTTTGTCCTTTTGTTTCGATAGGGCCAACTCGACATTTTATTATGTATCCTTCTGTTTTATTTCAAGTTTGGTTTTGGACTCAGCAGTTAGGCATATTCGCGTTATGAAAGACTGGAACGAAACAAGGTCAATTATAGCTAAATGGTCCCGGTATTTACTATTCAACGGTATTTTTGCAACTTCGATATATTTTGGGTTATTTACAGATGGGTGGTGGACCGATGGCGCGGCTAACCTTGCGTTGGTTATAGGATGGGCAACCGGAATATTTGGCGCCATGATCCTGCTCGGAATTGAATTAAGCAAACGCCCCGGCGCCGATGATGATTATATTGAAATGTTAGCAAGGCAGGAACCATCCGTTATACCATTTTGGTTTGATCTTACGTTTGATCTTATTGTCACAGTTGCCTTTATTTGGTCCGGGTACATTGTACTTTCATTATTCTATATAATAAGTATAATTGCCCTCAAAGCTGTACGTGACGTGCCGAAGAATATGGTGCTATCCAGACTTAAATCACAAAAATCATGAAGTGGTTACACTTTTTAGAGCTACCAATAAATTATAGCAGGCGTGGCAACCTACGAAAATCAGAGCCGTGGGTTTCCGCTGCTGAGACACTAAGCGACACCGGCCGACAGAAATCTATTAAAGATTTATCTATGACAATGTCAGTCGTTGACGGCGCTGATGGACAGCCGGATGAATTGCTGTATCTACATTTTACCGGGCAACCTGCAGATCACGGGATCTGCATTGCCTACATTTCAGAAAACGAGGAGGAATAATATGAAATTTATAATACACTACTGGCGATCAAATTTAGCAGTAATAACTGGGCACGACCATGGCTCAGAAATTGACGAAGCTGCGGTAGCAGCGCTCATTGCTGAGCAGAAAGTCAACGTGATGATCCAGCACGTAGCAGCAAGCGCAGACCGACCAGCGACATCATACTGTTACATTGATGACTTAAATCATCGCTTCCAAACCCGCTAAGATATTGAATAATACTATGACGATAAAAAACTACAATCTCATTCACGCAGATAATGTAACTGCGATGCAAAATATAGAGGCAAATACATTTGACAGTTGTATTACAGATCCACCGTATGGAATGGCGATAGCTGGCGTCGGATGGGATCACAATGTGCCACCAGTTGCTACATGGCAAGAGGTATACCGCGTTTTAAAACCAGGCGGTTTTGTAGCATCATTTTGCTCCCCGGAATTTTACCACAGGATGGCAATCAACGTAGAAGACGCTGGATTCTTACCGAAGGATATGGTCGTATGGATGGTCACGACAAAGATGGCTAAGAAGAATCGATTAAAGCCAGCACATGAGCCAATATTCATAGCGCAGAAGCCACTAGAAAAATCAATTAAGCACAACGTCAGCGAATGGGGATGTGGAGAAATTAATACAACAACAACGCGAGTACCATGGGATGGCGCGCCTCCAACTGGCTGGATTGCTGGTGGTGAAAAAAGACGAGCGTTTGGCAGCGAGGTTAACAAAGCATCGGAATCCGGCGAAAAAAATAAAACAGTAGACGCAAATCCAAGCGGCAGATATCCTTCGGATATTATAGGGCATTTTGATGAGCCCGAGCATCAAAAGTATTTTTATGCACCAAGAGTAACAAGAAAAGAGCGCGGGGAATATAATAATCATCCCACTCCAAAACCGATAAATCTTATGCGATATCTCATTCGCATATACACTCCAGCTGGTGGAAAAGTCCTGGATCCGTTTGTTGGTAGCGGAAGCACTGGCATCGCAGCACTGCAAGAGAATTGTGAATTTACCGGGATAGATACTGATGAAGCTTATATTAAAATATCAGAACAACGAATTTTAGATCATTGCGGGCAACCAGCAGATGTATTATTCGACTACGAAACAAAATAATCGCAATTGCTGCTGATGAGGTTAAGTTATTGATTTATATAGGATTCTAGCATTTATTAAATCAGAGTAATATATTGGTAAGTTATTGATTTATATAAGAATAGTGGTTCTTAGCGGCGTTTTTAAACGACATTCACGTATCAGTACCAGTAAACTGTACAAAAGAGCCCTAAAATAATTACAAATAACCGCAATTAGAGGTTGACCTTTGGCGCTACTTGTCATATAATATATATAACAGTTAGATAACAAGCAAAGGAATAAAGACCATGGCAGATAAAGTAAAATACGCAGGACTTGACAAAGCAATTGCAATCGCGTCGACAGCATTTGTTGGAGTTTTTGACAAAGGTGGTGTTCCGTATATTATGCATTGTTTGCACGTGATGCGCGGTGTTGAAGACTTAGGCACAGAAGCAATGATTGCCGCAGTATTGCATGATTTACTTGAAGATTGTAAAGAGTGGTCCGCGGAATTGCTAGTCGACGAGGGGTTCGACCCTCGTACTGTTAGTCTTGTTACACTTGTAACACATCTCAAAGGTGAAAGCTACAATGCCTACATAACCCGTCTATCAATTTCGCATATAGCACGAGCAATTAAGATGGCTGACTTACGTCACAACAGCGATATTCACAGAATGAAAGGACTTACCGAGAAAGATCACGCTCGCCAAGCAAAGTACCACAAAGCGTATGCGTTTCTTAAGGAAATTGCAAGTAATGAATGATTTAAGTCGAGATTTAATTTATAATGTAAAACTTGTTGAAAAATACAAGAACGCAATTCCATTGCTAAAGAGAATGCTCAAATGTGAGAATTGCAATTACTTTGCCGGTACTTTACTTTTAAATATAAAGGACCCAGTTACAAACACCGCCTATACAGCAATTGATATAATGGCAATTACTAACGTAGAAAGCTTAATCATACAGGAAGCTCAGTACTTGGCGTCCTCAATATATGTAAAGCATAAGGCCAGGACTTCGGCATTTTATGAAATTGCTGAAGAAAACATTAAAATTTACAATAGGGAATTATTATGATAACCAAACTAACTCCGTATCAAACTATTTTATCAGCCTGTCAGAATATTAGAGTTGACGAAGTACCATTCAAAGATGCGTTCGGCCAGGCACGTGCTAGATGGAAGTTTTTTAAAATTGGAGATGAGCCTTCAGTCCCAGTTAAGGACATATTCATTGAAATTATCGGAACATCAACAAAAGGTACCATCGCAAAAATAAATTCCGTCGAAGTTGATTTTAATACATACGCCGGGCATAATGAAATTCATTCCTACTACGGCAAATTAACTTATAAAATTGATGGCCGTTCGCAAATCGGCAGGATAGCAATGTCGCATGTAAAAATACTTGAAGGCTCGCATACAACCAAATATGTTCGGAATGTAACCAAGCACAAGAAGGTTATAATCTCAAATCCAGTTAATAAGTACAAGCAAGAAATGAAAAAGGGTGATTGGGTGATTGGCGTTCGACCCGGCGGACGTCTAGGCATTGGGCGTATTACTCGATGGACTGCCCATAACGTTTGGGGTGTGAGAGGCGATGATTTAGATGACAAAGCTAAAGAATTTAAATTTGATTCCATATCTCAAACTTTTACAATGCCAGATGACAAACATACTCAAGCATTAACGTTAGCTGTTCTCAAAGGATGGAACGGTTGTTAAAATTTCTATTCTGTGATATTGATTGCGAATTGTATAAATAGCAATAACACAGGATTTTAACATGAGATTATATGAGTTCGCAACAGACCTAATTGAAGGTGGCGCATCGGGTGGCGCAAGGTATAACACTGAAGTTGGCACGTTGTTAGCACTTGCTGGCAATAATAATGCACATAAGTTTGACCCAAATACCCCAGAGCAATACTTTAATAAGAAGAAGCTAAGCAACCCAACTAAAGTATTCCGGGAGATTAAGGAATTTTTAGTTCCAAATTGGGACGAGAAAAAGTTTTGGGGATTTTACGAACGCACTGTTAATTCCTATCCCAAAATGCTAGCAAACATGAAAGAACATAAAGTTTCACCCCCGACGGTATTTGGATGGGCAGGTGGTTCTAATCAGTCTGATGACGGACCATCTGACGTTGAATTTGTTAATCACGAGTACTCAGGTATTTCAATTAAAGACACTGGAGGTATTACATTAGCTAACTTAACTCCTAAAAGTTTAGGATTGAAACCAATCAAGGGCGAAGATATTTTTAACACTTACGCCAAGAAAGAATTTACTGCTTGGAAAAAAGCCGCCATCACCGGAACTATAGCAGAAGCAATGCGCATACCCGACCAGTGGTATTATCCGATTAAAGAAAAGTACGGCATTAAATATTCAACAGAAGATAAACAGTTTCATTTGTCAAATGATACTACGATAAAGACCTATTCAAAAGCTGAGTTAATGAGCCCGGCTATGATGAAGAATGATAAATCGCATAGGGTATTCGGAGATCACTTACAGGAAAATAAATCACAATACGCAAAATTAACAAAAGCATTAGGTTTAAAGATTTCTGTATTATTTGAAGAGATAATGGAAGATTACTTAGGTAAGGAAAACCGAATCACTGCTATTCTACAATTTACAAACAAACCATACTTTTACTTAACACCAAAGTCGCTATATAATATTCCAAAATTTGATGACTTAGATGAACTTAAAATTAAAGGAATTAAATTAGCTGTATCAGACGGTACATCGATGCGATTCCTTACCCGAATCGGCCATCCGGATAGTAGCGACAATGCTGTACTTGATATCTATGTTAGATATGCTAATGGACTGTTCGCGGCAAACCCAACGGTTCGTGTCCAGAGTATTAAAAATCCCGAATATATCTATTGGGAAAAATTATAACTAAATATCATCCAAACTGATTGACATTTCTCTAAAATTTTGTTAAAATACGTACTACTTAAACAATAAGGGAACATGTTATGTCTGGTCTAATACCAATGGTCATCGAAAAAACTCCAAACGGTGAACGAAGCTATGATATTTTTAGTCGATTATTAAAAGAAAGAACAATTATGCTAAGTGGTGAAATCAACGGGCCAGTCGGCAGCGTGATCGTCGCTCAGCTGTTGTACCTAGAAAGTGAAAACCCAGACGCAGAAATCACAATTTACGTTGACAGTCCAGGCGGTGCGGTTACGGCAGGCATGGCAATTATCGACACAATGAATTTTATTAAATCTGACGTACGTACAATTGTCACCGGACAAGCTGCGAGCATGGGATCACTAATCGCAAGTAGTGGAACCAGCGGCAAGCGTATGATGCTCAAGCACAGTACACACATGATACATCAGGTCCTTTCTGGTTTCTCGGGCCAAGCCAGCGATATTCAGCTACACACTAATGAGACACTTCGTTGGAAAAAAGCATTGAATAACGTGTACGTCGATAATACTGGTAAAGATTACGCAACGATTGAAAAAGATACAGATCGCGATAATTTTATGACCTCAGCCGCCGCGGTGCAGTACGGGTTAGCAGATAAAGTTATCCAAAAACGAGCTTAATATAACATTTTGGCAACATTGATCATTGACAAGCAGTACAATATCTCGTATAATATATTTTATACATTGTAGCGAGTAAGATCCTGCAATGGTCTATTAGAGGACAATTATGTCATATTATAAAGTAAAAGGCCAAGCTCGATTCTTGGAACAACACCTACGAGGCACTGGTCGCACGTTAACTGCTACTCAAGCATCAGCCCGTTACGGAATTAAGAACTTAACTGCTCGCGTGTATGATTTGCGTCAGCTAGGACTAAACATCAAAGTGAAAGAAGGCAGGTACGCAATGTCGTCGCGCGATGTAAGCGGAAGCAGAGCACGAGCAATTAACGTTTAATTTTGACCTGGTCTGGTAGTATCGATACTACCATTTGCCCAATATAAAAAGCCAGCATTGCTGGCTTTTTAGTGACTTACTGAAAAATTTGCCGATACGATATAAGTCATTGATTAATATAAGGTTCTAGCATTTGTTTATATAGAGTAATATATTGGTAAGTCATTGATTTATATAAGAATAGTGGTTTTTAAAGGCTGTTTTTAAAATTAATTGCGTGTACTGTTACGTATAACCGCTTAAAACGCCTTATTTTAATTAATTTGTAAGTAGATGATTATGAGCTAATTTAGAGGTTGACATCTTGGGCTAGTTGTCATATAATATATATAACAGTTAGCAAATGAGACAAAGTAATGAAAAACATAAAACCTGAATTAAACACAGAAGTTCACAGTACTGAAATTTCACGCGCAATTGTACTCACTGATCAAGTTTGGCAAATGAATGCGAATATATCCATTGATGAAATGTGCGATCAGCTTGACGCGATCAGCGATATTATTGATGGAAACAGCACATTTGGCGATTTTTGTGAAACAACCGGCCTTGTTGGTCTTGAAAAACTTAACTAAAGGATACATATTATGCTCCATGAACAAAAGTTGTTAATTCGAGTGATTCTCGCCTCTGTATTCGTTAACGTTGCGATCTTATTTGCTAGCGGAATACCCGGGCTAGGATAAATAACAGTATGAAAACTTTTACCGCGAGAGTGTATGTGAGAAACGGTGTAACCCGTGTTCCGCATACAGTTCAATTCAATGCTACATCAAGCTTTGCTGCACAGCAAATGCTAGTTGCGCAATACGGCCAATCCAACGTAATTTCAGTACCAACTGAGGTAACAAGCTCATCCGCAACAAGCAAATCGCCCTGGATGATCAAAATCGGCTAAATCGAGCAAATGATCGGTTGACAACTTGATGCAACATTGTTATACTATAACTTGTAATGAACGCTAACGGTGTTCGACAATTACTTTCTTTAAACTAATCCAAAGGATTAAATCATGAACGAAAAAACATTTACGATCGTAGGTACAGCAATTAACAAAGATGGCACCATTAAAGTACGCTGGGCAAATGACCTAGTAACCCGCATTAAAATTTTAGACAAAAACGGCTGCGAAGATATCGATTTAATTGAACTTCCGGTGGGATTAACTAAACTTGAAGCAGCAAAACACTTCCTGGCCAACCGCGCCAACCTTTCTGAGGCACAGAAAGAAATCCTTGAAATTAAAATTGCCGAAAAGTCACGCACTACAAAACGCGCAGCAATGAAAACCACATTAACTTCAAATGTGAAAACTCGTATTAAAGACAAAACGCCGACAGATCCCCGAGTTGAGAAGTTTGTTGAAGCAAACCTCGAAGCCGCTGGGTCGGAAAAGTAGATGCTCGAAAACCTGGAGCCAGCGATCCGCAACGCCCTAATGTTAATATTATCGGCAATATACGAAAGTGGACTTGTTGAGGAAGTTGACCTTAGGGACGTGGTCCGCCTCTTTGGTGTTACTGACACTGGAAATGTCACCTCGAGATTCTCATTTAATGAGAGTGACTGGCTTGAGGCATATCGTGACTTTAACGAGCATCGCAAACTAAATGATAGTCAGATTGCAAGCATTGATCTGAGTGCGCTTCAAGATGAACTTAACCAATTTGATTTTGTTTCTGAGCTAGAGTTTTGGGAGCCAGAAGGTAAGTCAAACTAAAATAAAATCTACGCCGGTCGGCACAGACTAAATATATGGAACGAATTAAGAACGCATTAATCAGAAGTTGGCAACACGATCACATTTCGTTTATGTGTGAAATGGTCGGAACGTTGTTTACAATTGCTGGTTCATTGCTGTTGGCATTAACTGCCAACGATCCAAACATGCTAGTTATATTTCCACTTTATGAAGTTGGTTCTGTAGCTCTTATGTACGCTTATTATCGCAGGCAAATGGTTTGGTCAATAATGTTAACTGGCTACTTCGTAGTTATTAATATCGTTGGGTTTATTATTGCGCTGCCGTAGTAAGAAATAACCGAGAAAAATATGACCACAATCTACCCATTACACGATAACGTTATCGTTCGTCGTGCCGAAGAACAAACTGAAACAGCTGGCGGTATCATTTTGCCAGGTGACACTACTGAAGAAAAACCGGCCGAGGGCAAGGTAATCGCAGTAGGCAAAGGCAAAACATTATCTAACGGCGAAGTTGACGCACTTGACGTGAAAGTTGGCGACCGGATAATTTTTGGTCAAAAAGCTGGAGAAGACATTACCATCAACAGTGAAGAATTCCTTGTAATTATTGAAGATGAGATCATTGCTATTCTTAGATAATTACCGATAGCTAAGCCAATGTGATAAATATACTGAACTAACAGAGGACAGTATATTATGGCAAAACAAGAAATTAACATCGGCGCAGCAGCCAATGACGGAACAGGTGATCAACTCCGAACAGCATTCGACAAGACAAATGACAATTTTGTTGAAGTTTATGGCGGCACCGCATCAATCGCACGTACAACAGTACCAGGCACACTTGTAGGCGCAGCTGGCGACATTGCTGGCATGATTGCCATTGACGCAACAAACATCTATGTATGTCACACAGATTATGATGGTTCAGCTACGATTTGGTCAACACTGACATTTGCTGAAGCGAATGATTTAAGTGCAGCAGTTAACTGGATAGATGTGCCAGATGCAAATATTACAGAAACAGCCGTAGTTCAGCATCGAGCAGCAGTTCTAACAAAAGAAATAGTTGCTGAAGGATCAGCTGCTTATGCGCTAACACTATCAGACGCAGGCAAAATAATTCGCATGTCAAATGGCGGTGGTAATATTGTAACAATCCCAGCAAACGCGAGTGTCGCATTTCCAATTGGAACAGAAATTACAGTTATCCAAGAAGGTGCTGGAACAACTACAATTGCGATTACAACCGATACAGCAAACGCCAAGAATTCACTAGCAATTTCACTTCAGTATGGTGTAGCAACATTAACTAAAGTTGATACGACTACATGGATAGTATCCGGCGACCTAACTTAATAAGGTATGGGAGTATTAGCCCCGGTATGGATTTCCGAGGCCGGCAGTCTAGGCGTCGCACCAGAAGGAAAGTTTTACAGGATTCGACTTGAAGCCGAAGATCCTGACTTTCCGGGCGACCTCACTAAGGTAACATACTCACTAATCGCAGGTGCACTTCCGTCAGGAGTGCAAGTAAACACAAACGGTCTCATTGAAGGAATTCCTACTTCGGTAGCGGATGTCAAGGGCGTACCGACAGAGGTTGCTGAGGACATAACATCAAAATTTGCAATTCGCATAACTGATGATGATGGCAACATAGCCGACCGAACATTTGAGATAACAATCACCGGGCAGGATAAACCTACATGGGTAACGCCTGCTGGTTCCATTGGGAGCTGGTTTGATGGTGAAGAACTGTCATTCCAGTTTGATGCTGCTGACGCTGATCCAGGCGACGAACTTACAATCTCGCTTATAACAGGCTTGCTACCGGCCGGCCTATCATTATCATCTACTGGATTGCTAACTGGGGTCGTTACTCCAATTCCGTCCGGGAGTCAATTATTTACATTCACGTTACAACTGTCTGATGGCAAAGATGTTGTACTGCAAGTATTTGAAATGCTGATATATGCGCAGAATACGTTAACCGCTGACAGCAGCATGTTAACTGCGGATACTGATACAATCACAGCAGACATCATTGCGACACGACCACCGTATATCGCAAACCACGTCCCAGACTTAGGTACATTTCGCCACGACAATTACTTTTCTTATAAATTTGATGGCACCGATTTAAATGGTGATACGCTTCAATACGTGCTTACATCAGGGGTATTGCCGTATGGACTGTCGCTAGATATCAACACTGGCTGGCTGTCGGGAATCCTGCCCGACATCGCGTTAACTGAACAAGATTACACATTTGGCGTAGAAGTGTATAAGCTGCTAGTGCCAACTGTTAAATCTACAGAATACATTACCACCATGCACCTCATTGGGAATATCGACACTGAGATTGTGTGGGTATCGGACCCAGCACTTGGCACAGTCGACAACGGAGCGATAAGCACGTTGTCGGTAGAAGCCACGCACGCCACAGCCGACTTATTTTACAGCCTCAAAGGCGGCACGATTATATACGCACCGATTATCCCAGTACCGGACGCATCGCAAGGCAGTACGTTTCAAACCGCCGCAACAACCCTGCTCACTGCTGATTCGCTCGAAACCGTAAATGTCGCGGACATCACAGCAGACAGCTCCATCACCGCAGACGCGGCGAATGTGTTAGTTGCGTACGAGGCCGGCCCGTACAATAAGCTACCACAAGGCCTAGCACTTTTGCCAAGCGGAAACATTGCTGGACGAGTTAGCTTTAAAACGTTTAGCTTTGATTCTTGTACGACAACATTTGATTCTGAATTTGACACTAGTCTGAATGTAGATCCAACGACGTTTGATTTAACTTACAGATTCACAGTTGAAGCACATTCCCCAGCAGTCGAGCCATATTTGATTTCTGTCACGAGAGAGTTTACAATAATAGTAAACGCAGAATCGTGTAGTCCGCATAATGAATTGTACTGCCGAGCATTGCCTCCGAGAGAAGACAGACTGTTCCTTGAAACATTCCTTGCAGATGAAACTATTATTCCAACCGAGACGTTATACAGAAGTGACGACCCTTATTTTGCGTCTGCCGGTGAGGTAATTTACACTCACGCCTATGGGCTAACGCCATCTCTTATTACTAATTATGTAGCGGCATTAGAATTAAATCACTATAATAAAAATTTAGTACTTGGTGAAATTAAAACAGCTAGGGCACTAGATGAAAATGAAAATGTAGTGTATGAAGTAGTGTACAGTCAGATTGTCGACACTTATGTTAATGCCGCCGGTATTAGCCCGCCACTAGCAATCGATATCAACTACCCAGCAATTGACGATGGTACGTTAGTAACTACGGTTTATCCAAATAGCTTAGCAAATATGCGTACTCGAGTAATAGACGAAATTGGACAAACTTCAAAGTTATTGCCGAGGTGGATGCTGTCTAAACAAGAAGACGGTAACATATTAGGGTTTACTCCTGCTTGGATTATTGCGTATGCACAGCCAGGACAGGCAAGTTTATTGCAATACAAAATTCAAGAATCTATCGGAACCAAACTTAATTTAATTGATTTTGAAATTGATAGATACACTATAGATTCCAGCCTGTCTCTGAATTGGCAATATTTCACAGCTGACATGGATGAGATTACAGCTGACAACACCGTGCAACTTAACGCGCCAGGTCGATGGTTACCGGGCATACAAACAACATTTGATAGAACACAATCGACTGCTGACGACACATTACTTACAGCTGATGATGATCGTTACACAGCTGATGAGTTTATATTTACTGTGATTAACGAAACAATATTTGATGGCGGTTCGTGCCGCTTCGTTTCACCAAGTGACACATTACTTGATAACTCGGATCTTGGAGACAGGTACGTAATGTTTCCAAAGAAAACAATAGTAAACAACAAACAATAATAAATACAGCATAACAAGGAATTAACTAATGGCATCAACAATTAATACATCAAACATTGATACAACATACCCGATCGCTGGGCAAGACAACGACAGCCAGGGCTTTCGTGATAACTTCACGAATATTAACACTAATTTCGCATCTGCGAAGACTGAGATAGAAGACTTACAAGGTAAGGTCATTCTCAAGTCTGCACTGACCGGAACAACGTTAGATAATGACATGGCCGGCGCGCTAATAACAGCCGCGCAGATCCAGGGCTTCCGAGGCACAGTTAAAAACATCGCCTCAGTAGCAGCAGCCGCTGAAATCAACGTATCTGAAGGTCCGTATCAGCAAATCACGCCAACCGAAAGCACTACATTATCCTTTACAAACTGGTCACCGAGCGGAACACATAGCGCGGTGCAAGTTGAAATTACAATAACTGACGTGTTGTTTACAGTTACCTTGCCAGGAACTGTAACCCTTGGCACAGATGGACTGCTGGGATTTGACGGCACTAAAATTACATTTGCGAGTCTCGGTACGTTTATCTTTGAATTCTCCACTGTAACTGCCGGTGGCACCATTGCAATAACTGACGTAACTAGAGGACGCTCACTCAACTTAGTCGACGATTTAACTCCCCAACTTGGCGGAAGCTTAGATGTTAACGGTAATTCAATTGTATCAATTACTAATGGTGATATTATTATCGCGCCCGGTGGCACCGGTGACCTTATTCTTGATGGGCTTAGCTGGCCACAATCAGATGGCGGGATCGGCTATTTCTTACAAACTAATGGCTCGGGTCAACTTAGTTGGTCGGCATCCGCAGGAATCTCGAATATAATTGAAGATTCTAGTCCCCAGCTTGGTGGAACGTTAGATGTTAACGGTAATTCAATTGTATCAATTACTAATGGTAATATTGCTATTACGCCAGATGGAATCGGCAGTATTGTTCTTGATGGACTTAACTGGCCACAAGCAGATGGAACAGCTTCTTATTTCTTACAAACAGATGGCTCGGGTCAACTTAGTTGGTCGGCCGCTGGTGGATTGCTAAATGTAGTTGAAGATTTAACACCTCAGCTTGGTGGAACGTTAGATGTTAACGGCTTTTCTATAATAACTACTGATGCAATCGAAGCCGCAGTTAGTCCGATCCTTATAACAGGCGGAAATGAATCAGGCACCACCGGTCAATATGCAGGCCATGTAACATTGCAGGGTGGAAATGCCTCGCCCGGCACAGCCGGTAGCGTCAATCTATACGCTGGCAGCACCACCAGCGGTTCATATTACGCCGGCAACGTTCGTGTATACGGGGGTGATGCGGCTAGTAACAAAGGTGGTGGCATCATTATAAAGAGCGGCGACGCCTTATCTGCTAATAGTAACTTCGACAGTGGCCTGATTTTTATAACCACACCTAGCCCAACTGCTGGCGGAAGCGGTGGTAACATTAATCTTACTACAGGCAATGGTAGCGGCCCATATGGCGACGGTGGCACCATTAATATCACAGCCGGTAACAGTGCCTTATATTTCGGCGGTGATGTTAACATCTCTGCTGGCTCTGGTGGCACTGGGTACTTTGGAGGTCACGTTAACATCACCGCAGGTACCAGCAATGCCGGGTACGTAGGCGACATAGTATTAACTGCTGGCGCTGGTGGTGTAGCAGGTGAAGGTGCGGTAGAAATTAAAAATGCTAACTCTGCAATCTCAGGTCGAGTACACATTTACGAAAGTAGCGCAAATGGCACGAATAAAGTACAACTACTTGCCCCTGTCACATTAGCTGCCGACACGAATTTTGTATTCCCACCAACAGATGGTGCCAACGGTGAGGTACTGTCAACAGATGGTAGCGGTGTTACATCTTGGATTGCGGCCGGCGGGAGCAATAACTGGCTGACGGCAAACAATGGTTCAGATTTTTCAGTCGCACCGACTGCGGCGTTCCTTAATGCCATTACTATTGGCAATGGCGCATCTTCGGGATATAGAGATTCGATTGCCATCGGGACAAGCGCTAATGCATTAGGTAGAAGCGTATCAATTGGTGAGGGATCCAGTGGCACCGGATCGTATTGTGTGGCGATAGGTAAAGCAGCTCAAGCTAATTCGTCAACTACAACTGTAGTCGGGTATAACGCCGTTGCTAATGGGAATAGTGGTATATCTTTAGGTCCAAATACTATCTCATCCGGTAGTAACTCTATTGTTATTGGTAATGGATCAAGTGCAGCACTTAATAATTCTATTGCTATTGGTAGCGATACTGATGTTGTATTGGTGAATCAAACGGCAATTGGCTACCGGTGTGACGCAGGTGTAGTAACAACAGATGTTGCCTACTCAGTTAAGATTGGTGCAGGTAATCCATTTGCGTCTACTGATAAAAACATGCTTCACTTATTCAGTAAGGGTAAACTTGAATTATATGGTGATGAAGCACAATATATATTACCTAATTATGCAACTGGTTCAATTCCAGCTACTACCAATGAAGGTGGTGCTGTTTGGGATTCAACAACCAAAGAACTTAAGATATATAACGGAACTGCATTCACCGCTATCGGCGGTGGTGGAGCATCCAATAACTGGATAAGTGCGAACGTAGGCGTTGATTTTGCAACTGCGCCATCTTCTATTTCGACTAACTCAATTGTAATTGGTGATAATGCCTTTGCTGGCAATGGTGTACTTGAAATCGAGGGTATTGCTATAGGTAAAGATGCAGGGGCTGGTCGTGCTTATAGTATCGCAATTGGATCAAATGCTGGACTGTTCACTGGCGCACCAACCACCAACTCAGCCAGTATCGCTATCGGGCAGAATGCACAAACTACCGGCGCATTTGATATTGTCGTTGGCCGAAATTCTAGTTCAGAGGCAGGTAGCTCTAATGTAGCAATAGGTAACACCGCCCGAGCATACGGCACCGCCGTAGATAGTATTGTAATGGGGCGCGAATCGCTAAGTAACAAGTCAACACAAATTGCTATAGGTAGAGCTTGTAATGTAGCATCAGTTACAACAGATGTTGAATACTCAGTTAAGATTGGTGCAGGAACCCCAACACTAGCTACTGATAAAAACATGCTTCACTTATTCAGTAAGGGCAAACTTGAATTATACGGAGATGAAGCACAATATATATTACCTGATTATGCAACTGGCAGCTTACCAGCAGGTGTTGAAGGCGGCATAGCTTATGACTCATCAACAAGTAGTGCGAAATTGTTTGATGGTACAAACTGGGGCGACATAGCCGGCAATGATACTGCTGGCTCATATGGCACAACTGGGGCGATATCACTAAACACAGCAAATGATACTTACTTTTATCCAACTGCCACTACAACCGGCGTGATCACGTTTACATTTACTGGCGCGGCGATAAGTGGTAGAGTAACAACGTTTACTTTAGAAATGTTAGGTGCGGGCACCAATGCTCCGGTTTGGCCAGCAAGCGTTGATTGGCCGGGTGGTACTGAACCAACTTGGACTGCGGGCGTTGACGTTGTAAGATTTACGACTAGAGATAACGGTACGACTTGGCTTGGTGTGCTTGACGGAACAAATTTTTCATAACGTAAACTAAGATCACCAAAATACTTGCATTTGTATTCTAGGTAGTGTATAATATAACTATTAACAAGCAGGTAACACTTATGAGTCTAACATTAACAGAGAGTGCGGCTGAGCACATAAAAGCGTTCGGTGGCAAAGACAGAATTCGCCTCAGTGCGAAAACAGACGGGTGCGCAGGGTTAACTTATCATCTATCTATTATAAACCGGGTTGTCGAAGGCGATACCGTGTTTGAATCACGTGAGGTAGAGATTATTGTTGACGCTAAAAGCCTACCCTTCTTAGACGGCACCGAAATTGATTATATAAGTGAAGGCGTCAATAAAATATTCGCATACAATAACCCACACGCCATCAACAATTGCGGTTGCGGCATGAGCTTTACCACCGGAGAATAAAATTGGATTTAAATGATTACGAAATGTTCGTGCAGAGTAAATTATCTGAGCCGAGCAAAAATTTCGAGACAATGATAGAAAGTCTTACAACCTTGCAGAGCACCGGCGACAAGCTAGGTGTAAAAATTCCCGAGTTGCTTACAGCAGCCGTAGGTCTCACCGCCGAAGCTGGCGAATTCGATGAGATCGTAAAGAAATTAATATTCCAAGGAAAACCACTTGACACAGCAAATACGATTCACTTAAAAAAAGAACTAGGTGACATATTTTTCTATACGATGGTCGCCTGCACAGCACTTGGCATCACCGCAGACGAAGTCATTGAAATGAACAAGGATAAGCTATCTGAACGGTTCAAGGAAGGATTTACTATAGACGAATCAGAAAATCGCGCTGAGGGTGACATTTAGTATAATTACTAGTATGGAACATCCAGGCTTAGACGTAACAAAAATCAAACAAGATCTTTCGCTTGAAGAGATACAGCAAAAAATCTTAGATCTACGCCAGCGCATATCATTCGCGTACCAGACAAATAATCAACCAATGCTAAATCAACTAAACATGATGCTAGAAGTTTACACTCGATCGCAAAATGAGGTTCTTGAAGCAATGTACAAAAGCTCAGACCAAAATCTCGATGATCAAATAGACGTGTCTTAGGAGGCGCAATTGGCAAGACTAAAGCACCATTTTGAATTCATAGCAGGAATGTATATTGATAACGAAGTGTATTTTAACAAATACATGCTAATGTTAGAATTCGTTACACTTGACAGTTCAATCGAAGAGCATGGCATAGCACTGGATCGCATGTCTTACTTCATACACAATACAGCTGGCCGCAGCATTTTTATCGACGAGGGAGAAACCAAGAAGATGCGTTTGCTCGCTAATGCCGGTTTGCCTGTGTTATCTGTGCCGTCACCTGGAGCATTTGACCCAGTTGTGCTTGCAATAATTGTCACCAAGGCAAACGCAATAATGGAAGGACACTTACAAATATTCGAAGCCGAAATAATGAGTGAAATCAGTGGCGCCCTTGTAACAACATGGGACGATACTAACGAGATTGAGATTCATGAGACAGTAAATGATCTTGACCTTACTAAGTGGTGGGCAGCATCTGAGCCGAGATTCGACTCGTACCCACCAGAATCTGACGTGGAGAAAATCGAAGATAAATCGCCGTGGCCGGTAACATGGGAGATGCTCGACCTTGGCTGGCCAGCAGATGGTGGTCCGGTCGAGTTCACCGTTGACGAAACGGAAGATTATAAAACGAAGAAAAAAAGTACCATTATTAAAGCTGACTTCGCTCGAACTAATAAAAAGAAATGAAAACGGATAAATTTGGACAAATGATTTATAATGAGCACGAAGTGTTTGATATACTAATGCACGACATTAATTCACATAAGCTAAATTACCAACCAGGTCCATTCATGGTGGACGGAAATCTAACAAATGTTACAAAAACAAATGAAGCGGCTGGCTATCCGGCATTAATCGCACATTCAGAAGCCGAGCTAACTTGCGAAGAGTTTGATAAGAAAAATCATAAAGAATGGTTTATGCCGAATAGCTATAAAGAAATGGACATAGCAGCGCATGTGCTAGGATTATGCAAAACTGAACATGAGTTACAACGCTGTGGAGAAGAATTATTATTGTTCATGGAACGTGACCTGTTTGACCTATTAAGGTACATGGTCTATTTAGTGGACACCATGGAATTAAATAATGTAATATGGGGTGTAGGTCGCGGATCAAGTGTTAGTTCATATGTGTTGTACTTGCTTAAGATACATCGCGTAAATAGTATGTTCTATCAGTTAGATCCTAGAGAATTTCTAAGATGAAAATCCGGTACTAAATACACCATAACAGAGGAAACAACAATGGCAGGAAAAAATACTTATAGATCTGCAAATGGTCAAAACATTGATATGGAACGAATTATATTAAAAAAC